TGCACGAGACTCATTGATGCCTGACTCATCAACCTCTAGGTTGTACTGCTTCTCAAAGTATGTGCGGAGCGCTCGGAAGTGATCACGGTGTCTCTCTGGGTTGGTGACTCTGACGAGTGCCTTGAGTCCGTCACCAGATGGTGAAGTCCAGCAGGCGTAGACGTGATCGTCAGCACCGACAAAGCCTTTGCTCTCGTTAACGTCCACATGATCGAAGTCCAAGACGATGAGTCCAGAGTGTTCGAACAATGCATCATCTGCTCTGCGAGTGAACTCACCGCTGAAGCATACGAGCGGGAGGCTGTTCTTGAGGGACTTGTCCCCCGAAGTTCTGTACTCTTCGATCTGATGTCTGCTCTTGCCATCACGTATGCGGTTGAGCGCCGTGGTCACATCAACGTGGTGTGGCTCGTCAGGCGCTTTAATGTCTTTGAAGAATGTTACTTGCATAACTCCTCCATTTGTTTCTCGTACCAAAGCGCTTTCTGAAAGTCATCGTGCGCTGATGCGCTGGGCTTTTTACCCGCTCTCATTCGGTACTTGAATGCGTTAAGTAGACAGAAACTAATGTATGCTTCTACTCCAAAGCAGTCTATCATCATCCTCCAGACTTCTCTGTCTCCTTGCTTGTAGTGATCGGGGTTTATGTTATCGTAGCTCATTTCAATGCTTGTTTACTTTGACGTGTTAGGGGTGTCTTCTCTAAGATCTTCTTGATCATGATCTGCTTCTTGCTCTTGTACTTCTTACCGTACAGTCTCTCCTCTAGTATGCGCATCATTTTCTTATCGTTGTTCATGATGCCTCCGGGTGTATCGTAGATACTGATCACCCATTCCTTTGCGTTGAAGGTAGTGCGGTTCTTCTTGTACGAGAGCTGCACGATCATGTAGTATATCATCGGTCGCTCATCCATAGTGTAGGGGAAAAGAAACCCCGCCGAAGCGGGGTCTCGAACCTAACATAAACCAAAATCAAAACGGAAGATCTCCGTCCGATTGCTCGTTCTGGCGAGCCATTGCAGCCGCTCGTCTCTCCTTCGCAGCTTCGCTGTTGAAGTTGTAGACAGAGCCACAGGCTTTGCCGTTCTTGCTCATGAACAACTTGATACGAGCGTTACCGCCCTGACCTTTGTCGTCACGGGGTGTGACGTAGTTGTCCATGATGTCTTTCAATTCGTGATCTTTCAGCTTGATAGACCAGCTGATCAATTCACCTTGTTCGTTGTAGACTGGCTCGTCTACCCAGCCAATCAGTTCTGAATCATACTTTTTTTCGCTCATGGCATAAAAAGATTTCTGAGGGTTAATAAAGAAATAGAAACTACAATTATGTAAGCAGCAATAAGGATTAACGCACCCTTGATGCTAGACTTCGAACTCTTCAAAGAAGATAGTCGGTTTCTCATCGTCGTTGAGGAACTTGTGTATACGTTTAACTGCATCTTGAAACTTCATCTCACCAGTGAACAGCGTGTTCTCTGTGCACTTGATGAGAGCAGGTAGGTAGGGGTACGTCTTCTCTTGCGCCACCCAGTAGAAGTCTTTGATCCCAAAGACAGTCGTGTAGATGTACGCTTGTATGTCATACCCAAAGTCACGGACGCTATATCGAAACTTACCGATAGACTTTGTTGACTTTGAGTCAGTGATGTACCCATCACCAAGGCAATCAAGGAATCCCTTCACCCGAACAGGCCCGACAGATGTCTGGATATCTTCGTTGAACTCTACCTGATAATCACCCGTCATGTGGGATCGGATCAGGCCGCACTCGTGAAGCCGCTCGATCATCTCATTCGCCATCTTCCAATCATCCGTGCTGCACAGGATCTTATCTGAAGCTGATGCTTGCTCAGCCATAAAGGTCTTGCGCTCCTTAAACTCGTTAGTCATCTGAGGACGCTTGGAGTTGCGTGTCTTCTCACTGCAAGCATCGAGGATCTTATCATCAGATAAAACGATGTAAGTATCCATTGCTTTCTCACGCTCGAACAAGAGCATGTCATACAGTGTCCCGAAGTTTAGTGCATCTGACGTGAAGCGTAGCTCGCCCTTCATGTAGCGGTCGAACTGAGCTATGTCGGTCAGAGCCTGTTTGATAGAGGAGTACGACAAGTGAGCCTTGTCGTACCTCTCATGTAGCTGTGCCGACAGAATCATCGCACAAACTTTTGCAGCCCAGTCTTCTGCTTGGCAGTCAGAGCATCACCGTACTTCTCGATGATAGCATCGAATGCTTTCTGCTTGTTGGTCTGCGACTTGATGTACGCAACTGCCTTATCCATGATGTTCTCACGGAGCTCGTCAGCAGTATCTTGGATCTGCTTACCGATAGGCTTAGCGGCTTGCTGTGCGATAGCCGTCTCAACTTCGTTGGCTGAAGCAATGCTGGTGTCGATACCGATACCGAGCATAGCCAGCGCACGACCTACGGCTGATGTCTCACAGTTCTCCACGAAGGAGGTCTTGTTGATCATGCCGTTAGCCTTGAGCTCGTGAGCATGCCCCTGTGCTACGGCCATACCGTCAGCGTTGGTGATGGTGCAGCGACACAGCGCCTCATCCGAGGTGAGCATAGGGAACTCTGTTTGGATGGCCCAGCCATCATACTTCTTTTCCAGACGGAAGAACTTGATACGCTCGTTTACTTCGACGTAGTCCTTGCCCTTGATCTTGGTGGTCTTGAACTTGTAGGTACTCATTAAATTGTGATTTGCTTTGTTACATGTGCCTCCATCAGACCATCTGTGAGGTACTTGTTATAGTGTTCTGCGAAATCAATCGCATCAGACTCGTAGGTGAAAACGCCAGCGACTTCTGCTGGTACTTTGTTGTGATCTGTTCTGCGGTCTAAGTGGACAACGTATACGTCATCCAACCTCAACGCCGTCCGCAGCCAACTCTTTAATCCTCGCATCATTTTCTTCTTTCTTCTTGAGGTATTCGTCAATCTGTACTTGCAATGCATCCTGCTTCTGCTTCAGGTAGGCGATCATGTCATCGAGGTCACCCACCAGTGCTGACCCAACGATAGCCTTGCACTTCTCGTAGGTGCTCCTGTACCCGCTCCACGTCTTGAGTTCATCAGCGTGGTGCTTACAGTGGTGGATGATTGTTGAGTGATCTCTGTTCACATAAGCCTTGATCTCCTCGTACTTCATGCCATACTCTCGCATGACGTTGGATAGTGCTGTACGGGCCTGAGCCTGATGTGTAACTCTGGAGTTGTCTCGTCTGAAACCGAGCTCCTTGTAGTAGATTTTGATGGCATCTAGGATGTCCTGTCTTGCTTCTTTCATGTGCCGCTGCAAATGTATTAAAGTGTTTAGGTAATTCCAAATTTCAGAAGAATAAATGTCCCCATCGGGTGGCAATGCACACAGCCCCAATTATTCCAATGATCCCGGCTATGCTGTACACCACACCCCAGACCAGCCCATTCTCAAAGGACTGCTTCTGGATGCGTGATATAATGTGAACTTGCTCTTCAGTGAAGTTCAATGGGTCGATCATACTTCAGGGTTCTTGCGGTACTTTTCATCCCACTTCGTCCAGTAGTGGCGGTGCTGCTGCACACACATCACGGCTGCGAAGATGGCGCCAAGCCAGAAGTAAGGTTGATTAGTAACCACACCCTCGACGATCATCATGATCATCAGTAGAGGGGTGACAAGGATGTTGGTGAGGCGAGCCCAAGGATTGCTCTGACGGAGCAAGTACTTCCAGTAAGTATCAAACTGTTTCATATCTCTATTGATTTGGGTTAAAAAGCCCCCGAAGCCGCTAAGCAACGGGGGTTTTTACACCTAGTAAACTCCACGAAGAGAGTTAAAATGCAGCCGCTTGTAGGTGGGCTGCGTTAACCTTGGTACTCCCTATAGGATTCGAACCTATGACCTGCGGATTAGAAGACCGCTGCTCTATCCAACTGAGCTAAGGGAGCAGAAGAAGGGCTTTGTTTCTCAAGGTCTCACATCGAAGAGAAGAACCTGTTGCAGGATCTCCCTGCACACCATGCGCCCTTCAGTGGTCAGCCGTTGCCGACCTGTTTCTTCACTGCCCACCAATAGTCCACATACAGAACCATGGCTTCGGCAGTGCTGAGCATTCTCTTCTTGAGGTCATTTAAGGGGGTCACAATATCGGAATCTCCCCCGTATCTGTCCTCGATGTAAGCTGACATTACTTTCTGTGCGTGGTCTAGGAAGTCCTCCATGAGAGCGTCTGGCTCTTGCTCCACCCACTCAGATACGTCGAGTGAGATGAGGTCTTCCATCGCAAAGATGTAGGCAAGCTGCGCTGACTTACTGTCAGAATCGCCATGCCGATCTTCAATAATCTTGTGTGCTTGTTCGTTAGTCATTCAAAATCTCCTTGACAATGATCGTACTGCCTACGGTAGACCTTGCATGAGCAAGCGATTCGTTTGAGGTTACACAGTTGTCACCGCTGGGTGCTGTGTAGAAGTAGAGGTATTCTGTTTCTTCGTTCATCGTGATTGTCCGTATTTGTTCATACCTGATAGAGTTGGTGAGGCTAAGCCTCGCTTCATTGGCTTGCCGCAGGATGGGCAGGGAATGACCTCATCATCTCTGACGAGATCCTCCCTGCGCTCACCACATGCTGGGCAATAGTGGTCTGCAATCTTAAGCATGTTTAGTTCTTTTTTCGAGAAAGTCAA